ATTAGACGCGGCATAGGCTAGCATCACGGCCTCGAGACGGTCGGGCGACTTGCCTCCGCGGCGCGCGATCTGCTCCTTCGACTCGATCTCGACCTTGCCGCTGCCCGAGTACCGATAGCGCAGCGCCGACGCTTGGCTTACCAGCTTGCGGTCGTCTGGTAGGTCGATGCTCTGCGCCAAGAGTCGTCCGCGCAGGTGCCAGAAGAGTTCCGCCTTCCAGTTCGCGTACCGGGACTTGTCGACCGCAGGCCGGCCGACGTTCACCTCGGAGACACGGTAGCCGGCGTCGCGGATCTGCTGCGCCATGTAGTAGCCGATCCCGATCGAGTCGACGCAGACGAGCGGCTCGCGGTCGCGGTAATGATCGAGGCACGAGAGCACGTCGCCGCGCGCGTCTCGACCGCTCCATGCGCGCATCTCGACGACGCGCCGGCCGTGACGCACGACAACGACGGTCTCGTCCGCTCCGGGCCCGGCCACGTCGATCCCGACCTGCCAATGGTCCGGGTCCTCGCAATGCGCCGGCGAGTCGGCCGGCAGGCTCTCGAGCCAGCGTGCGGTCGCTGCCGGGTCGGCGTGCCGTGCGACCGACGCCTCGAGCCAGCCGAGCGCCAGGAGTGAGTCGTCGGCCTCGCTCGGGAAGTCGCCGAGCACGCGGCTCTGCCACGGCGGCGATCCGACTCCCCACTCGGCCGCGGCCTCGGCTACCCATCCACGCGTCGTGAGAAACGGATGCGAGTTCTGCTCGAGTTCGTCGGGCGATAGCGCCAGGACGCGCTCCGTCGTCTCCGTGTCGGTAGACCCGCGCACGTCGTCGAAGTTCGGGTTGTCGAATGCCGAGACCGTATGGCACGACCAGCGCTCGCGATTCGCGGTGAACGCCTCGTAGAACGGACCGGCAGTCTCGGTCGGGTTGCCGATTGCGAGAAGGCGCGCGTCGCCGCCGGCGAGCAGGGAGAACGCGGCCTCCCAGATGTCGCCGCGCACGCCCGGGCCTTCGTCCAGGATCACGAGTAGGTGCTCGGCGTGGTGGCCCTGGAATCGGTCGGCCTCGTCCGTCGAGAGACCGAGCACGAAATGGTCGGGCGCGCTGCGGAGTTCCGTGCCGAGTAGGGTCGAGCCCATCGAGACGGGCATCCTGCCGTGCGCCGTCGCGATCTCCGACCACAGGAGCTTCGACACCTGCGACCAGGTAGGCGCGGTCGTGATGACGCGCGATCGCGGATAGAGGTAATGGAACGCCAGCGCGATGCGCGCGGCGACGTAGGTCTTGCCGACCGAGTGCGCCGCCTTCACCGCGACGCGCTTCGAGCTCCAGACCGCCTCGACGACCTCGCGCTGCCGGTGCCAGAGCGGAGCGCCGATCACGCGCTCGACGAACCACACAGGATCACGACGGCCGCGTTGCAAGATCTCGCGCACGGCCACCTGCTGCTCGGCTACTGCCTTCTCGGTCGATGGTCTCCAGCCAAGGCCCGGCGTTGCGCGCCGGCCTGGCTTGCTCGGCTTGCCGCGAGCCCTAGCCGTCGAGGTCGTCGGACGCCTCCCGCGCCAGCGCAACGAACGAGAGCGCCGCGCCTCCCGGCCCGGTCACCTCCTGGCGCTCGGTCTGCTTGAGCCATTGTTTGCCGAGCCAAATCAGCATCGCCACGTTGCCGCCCTCGGCCGCGAGCCACTGCCGGCGACGGAGCGACATCTGGCCCTCGCTCTTGCCTTGCTCGATGATAGTTGAGAATCGCCGCGTGAGCGTCTCGCGCGAGACGCCGAGGATCGCGCTCATCTCCTCATATGTGCAATGGATCGCCGCGAGCTTGCGCAGCAAATCCTCGTCGACTTTGAGCTTCGGTCTTCCTGCCTTCGGTCTTCCAGCCATGGCGTTAGTGTATCACGGCCCGATTACTTGCCGCATAGCGGACATCGTTCGGGCTCGGGCTTCGGCTCGTCGTCGGTCTCGCTCTTCGTCGGCGCTCCGATGTCGTCGAGCTCCGCGAGCAGATCGGAGACGAGATCGGTCTCGATCACCTGCACGGTTAGGTCCCGCAGAAGGTCGTCGTCCCATACCGCGAGGTCGCCGAGCGGGTCGAATGTGCGGAGCGCAACGAGCTCCTGCTCCTCGCTTAGGTCGACGTAGCGCACCGGGATCGTCGCCTCGCCGCGACGCATGGCGATTGCGACGCGCAGGTGCCCGTCGACGACGCGACCAGTCCTGCGATTCACCGTCACCTCGTCGATCCAGCCGACGGCCTCGAGGGCCTTCTCAAGTAGGCGCTGCTGTCCCTGCGGATGGATGCGGGCGTTGGCAGGATTCGCCAGGAGTTGCTCCGGCGATTCTTCGCCGTGGCCGACGATGTTGCTGACCAGCGACATTAAGACCTCCCGTCTTCGTCCGGCGGTTCGTGGACGCCCAAAGCGTTCCGCCGGTCGTATGTTCGGAGGATGGTCTGCACGTTGCCGAACTTCCACGGCTCGCCCGTCCTCGGGTTGTGATCCCGCTTGCGCTCGTTCAAGGCGTTGGCGATTCGCATCGCGCCGAGACCCTTGGAACGGAGGCGAACCATGCGGCGAAGGATTCGCTGCTCGTTCTCGTCGCGCTCAAGGCTCTGGCGGGCCTCGCGGCCCGCTACCTTCTCGAATACGGACATGACGCCCGCACGGTCTCGGGCGCCTTGGAACTCGCTTCGCTGGGCTTCCTTGGCCGCCCACTCGTTGCGCTCGGCCTGGTGGGCCTCGGTGGGCTTCGCGCCTCCGGTCAGCTTCCACCCGAACGGAGCGACCCGAGAGCGATTCCGATATTGTTGGCCGAGCTTTGCAGCCGTTCGCGCCGAGGTAGCGCTCCGTCGCTCTCTCGCCGTACCCTCACGCCGCCACTCCTCGAGGACCTCGACCGCGATCGCCTCCGCGGTGGTCTCCCGTTCGAGCGCCGCACGCTGGATCGCGCGCAGTAACTCCGGCTCGATATCCACCCGAATCGGGACCCTCACGCGGCATCCTCCAGCCGGCGCAGGATCCGCCGGTCCTCCTCCGTCAGCGTCGACGTGCGCACCTCTATCAGCCGCCGGACGTACTCGGCCTCCGTCACCTCGCGGCCCTCGATACCCTCGAGCGCCTGGCGGCCGGCGTCGTTTAGCGCGCGGCAGACAAAGCGCCAGCGTCGGCCAGGACGGTAGACCGCGACCCAGCAGGGCAGGGCGCCCGGCCGGTACTGGTCAGCCAGATCGCAGAGGGCGCGGTAGGTCGGATGGCCTGCGCTCCAGGTCGCGCCGTCGCGCTTGTACTCGACCAGCGCGCACGGCCGGCCGTGGTAATACTCGACCAGAACGAAGTCGAGATCGACCGCAGGACAGTTCGCGCCCCAGGTGCGGTGCCGCGCGCTGATCTGGAGATCGCGCCATCCGGTCTGCTCGGCCTGCGCCATCGCTAGTGCAGACGGTTCCGGTCTAGCTTATGAATGCTCAATGCCACTTTGCGACGCCCTCCAACCTCAACCTACACGATCAGCGGCGGTTCATACTTGTGCCGGTCCGATGGCAATCGAGCACGAAACACGAATTCGCCATTGGGATCTCGGACCTCCACGATCTCCCCATCTTCAATCATTCCGGCGATCATCGCTCGAATCACAATTATGCCCATGATCTCGTTTTCTTCGGCTTCGGACAGAAAGTCGATGCCCAACAAGTGCGCCGCCGCGCGGACCCTCAAAAATAACAGGTCGCTTACTCTAGTTTTAGATTTCTCAACCTTATCGAGGACGAAGCGCTCGGCGGTGTTCTCGCGGTCTTCTCCTTCGACGCTTTGCCTCGAAAGTAGATCCTTGATTCTCGCCACAACCTCTGGACGATAAGTGTCATTCATGGTCGGTTTCCTATTCGCGCTCCGGCAGCTTCTTGGAGAGTCTCCCATCCGCGAGCATCGCGGCCATGTTCGCCACGTCCGCGCGTTCGTCGGCGATCTCTTCCTGGTCGCCCGACTCGATTGCGGCCGCGCGCTAATCTGGAGATCGAGCCATCCAGTCTGCTCGGCCTGCGCCATCTAATGGGTTGTCGCAGAACCTTAGCGAGCCGGCCTAGCGATTCCTTTTTCGTCCCAGTTTCTTTCGCGTTTCATTTACAAACCTGGGATTTGCCAAAGCCTGGTTGAGCACGGCGACGAATGGGTACTCGAAGGGCTCGATACTTTCTCGATCGTCTTCGCGGTTCATCCGCCGAGCTATGACCTCCAATGAAGTGTTCTTCTCGGCCATCTGCGATCGACTGAAAAAACCAAGCAGCGCCAAGCGAGTCTCGTTTTTTAACTCCTCACCCATGCGTCGTTTCTCTGTTTCTGATGGGTTGATCATCCCACAGTTCGACTCGTGAAATCTGCAACAGCGCCGCCAATCTGCGGACTCCTCATTGCACAAGATTACGAGC